TGCCCTCGACCAGCGCGAGCAGTGAACTCGTTGAACCCTTGACGAAACCGGCCAGCTCAAGCTCGATGCTGTCGCGCTCTTCCGGCCACGCGAGCGAGGTCAGATGGCCACTCTGACCCGGCACGACGAAACCCGAGGAGCGCAGGCGGCCGCTGGGGCGGGTGAAGTCGTTGACGGCGAAGCCCGTAGTATCGAAGAGATCCTGGCCTGCGAGGCTGATCCTCATCGCATACCTCGAGCTCGACCCTGCAGGGCCACCTCGCGCTCGATCGCCTTTATGAAGCGGCTTGGATCCGGAGCGACGATATCTCCGTAGAAGTTGAAGACATCCCCCGGACGGAGAACTGCTGCAGCCGCACCTCCGCCGGCGACCGTGGGTAGCTGACCGGCGGAGACGCTGTAGTTGGCCCGGGGGGCGATCGCACCGGCGATGGTGGCCGACACTTGGGCGGCGGTCTGACGCAGCTGGCCGAGCTGTCCCTGCATGCCCGTCATGAGCCCGCCCATGATAGCCTCCCCGGCAGGTATCAGCAGACGGCGATCGTCCTCGATGGGTCCCTTCCAGTCTGGTATCAGTCTCGTGACCTTGTCCAGGAAGGGGGCCACGGTGTGATCCCAAGCCCACTTGAGGCCGTTGTAGAGGCCCTTCATGACGGCCTTCCCGGCGTCGTAGAGGACGCTGCCCAGGGAGCCCACCGCGCTCTTGATCTTCGCCCCCAGGTTCAGCCAGCCCTTGACCTCCATATCCCACAGCCACTTCAGGCCGGAAAGGAGACCGCGCAGCACGTCCTTGCCAGCGTTCAGCAGAACGGACACCAGAGACCCGACGGCCTTTAGAATCTTCAGATGCAGATTGAGGTAGGGCGCAACCAGGTTGTCCCAGACCCACGTCGCCCCGGTGAGCAGACCTTGAAGCAGAGCCTTACCCGCATCCAGCAGGAGGCTGCCCAGGTCGCCCAGGGCGCTCAGGATGGCCTCCGGCAGGCCGGTCACGAAGGCGACCAGAGCGTCTAGCTTCTCCAGCGCCCCGTCCTTCAAGGCGCCCATCTTCTCGACGATCCAGTCTTTGGCCGCGCCGAAGGCGTTCTTGATCGTCTCCCACAGGTCCTCGAAGAAGGCACTGATGGGCTCCCAGTTCTTGATCACGAGGTAGGCGACCGCGGCGAGGGCAATGACGGCGGCGACAATCCAGGTGATAGGCGAAGCCCACATGGTGGCGTTTAGGACCGCCTGGATGATCGCCCAGGCCTTCATAGCCGCGGAGATCGCGGCGATCACACCGGCGAAACCGGCCAGCGCCCCGACCAGGGGGACGATAACCCCGCTGTACTGGCTGAGAAACTCGAACACGCCCTGCATGGCGGGGAGCGCGTCCTCCATCTTGTCCACCAGGGCCTTCTGCACCTGGCGCTTGAATGACTCCAGGGAGGTGGCCGCGTTGTCGTTGAGCGTCTGCCCCATATCCGAGACCGCGCCGTCGACGTCGCCTAAGGCCCCCTTGGCGTCGTCCAGTCCTTTGAGGAAGGCGGGGATCTCCTGGACGGACAGGTCTTCTAACGGCGTTCCGAACAGAGCCAGGGCGGCCTGCGACTGCCTGATCGGATCTCCGACGTCCAAGAGGGCGGCGACGATCTGGTCAAATGCCTTAGCTCCGGTCTCGCCGCCCTTGAGGAGCTTGCGCGTCATCTCGGGCATCGACAAGCCCAGGATGTCGTAGGCCTCCTTGGTCCCCTTGCTCATGTCGGTGGCCCGGATGGTGAACTCTTTCAGGGCGTCGCCGGTCTTGTCGATGCCGTACATGCCCCGCTCGGCACCCTTGACCAGGAGGCCGAAAGCCTGCGGACCATCGATGCCGATGGAGGCTAAGAACGGGCCGTACTCGTCGACTGCGTCCATGATGTCGTCGCGCACGGCCGCGGGGACGTTCTGCATGCTGCGGGTGAGTAGGTCCAGCGCTCCCGTGGCGTCGTCGGCAAGGCCCGCCTTAACCATCTGCCCGGCGACTTGAGCCGCCCGCGGCACGTCGACCTCGAAGGCCGTCGCGAAGTCCAGGACCTTGGCCGTGATGTCTTCCAGCTCGGAGTCCGACGCCTCCCGCATGCCGCCGATCGAGGTGACGACCGCGCCCACAGCTCCGGTGACGTCCTCCATGGAGTCGCCCCAGGCCCCTGCGTACAGGTTGGCGGCCACCTCTCCGTAACGCTCCGCGTCCTTGCCGGAGGCTCCGAGCTGCGCGACCAGCTTGTCGCTGGCCTTCTCTACATCCATGCCCCCTAAGAAGCCGGCGGTAAATGCGGCTCCGGCGGCAGCACCGGCTCCGAGCGCGGCCTTTTCCGAGCCGTCCTTGAGCTTCTTCCCCCACTCGGAGGCCGTCTTACCCGCGTCCTTCTGGGCCTTCTCGACGTCCTTGACCTGCTTCTCGAACGTCTTCAGCTTGCTCTCAGAGGCCTCGATCTGGCGGCGGAACTCGCGGTACTGGCCGGCGTCGATCTCGCCGGACTTGAACATCTTCTCGACCCGCTCTTCCGCTTGGCGGAGAGCGTCCAGGCTGTCCCTGGTGGCGACTATCTTCTTCTCGAGGAGCTCGTGCTTCTGCGCCAAAAGGACCGAGTTCTGGGGGTCGAACTTGAGGCCCTTCTCGATCTGGCCGAGCTCTTTGTTTATGTCGTTCGAGACCCGGCCGACGTCCTTGAGGGCCGCCTGCAGCCCCTTGGTCTCGCCGCCGACCTCAACTGTCAGGCCCTTTATCGGTCCTCCGGCCACCTATTCACCTCCTCATCCCAGCATGGTGTCGATGTCGGCTTGCGTGGCCCGGCGGGGGGCGTCCTCATCCTCGCCCGTCCACATCTCGCAGAAGGAGACGTAGTCTTCCAGGGTGAGGAGGTTGAGCTCGGAGAAGGAGAAGCCGATGCGCTTGGCGGTGACCAGGATGCCCAGGGGGACATCCTCCTCGAAGCGAGGGTCAGCTTTTCTCTTGGATTGCTTGGGCGGCCGCGGCTCCACGAAAGAAGCCCCGCGTGGCTTCCGCGAGGACCCCTTCCCACAAGACCTGATCGGAGAGGTCGATCTCGACTGTTCCCAGCCAAGCCTCGAAGCTGGGGAACTCCGCCCCCACCTTGGCCGTCTTGGCCATAGCCCAGAAGACCTTGAGCAGCGACAGGAAGCGTGCGTCCTCTGGATGACCGTCGGCGACCGTCTGGAAGCTCAAGAGGTCGCCGATGAGATCCGCCTTGGGGCCGAACTCGCGGCTGTAGATGTAGAGGGTGATAGGGGAGGCCACGATCGTGATCGTCTTCTCCCCTACGGTGACCTCGCGCATCAGGAGACCGCGAACGTCGGCACAGTCACGGCCGTGTACCAGGCCGCATAGACGGCCGCGTTGGCCACGGTGTTCTCGACGGAACCCTTGACCACCAACGTGTCGTCGATCTCGATCGGCGTGACGGTGATGTCGAGGACGCCCGTCTTGATGTCCGTCTTGTCCGATTTGGTGCCCCGCTCTTCCTTGGGGCGGGAGGCGATGCACTTGTAGAAGATGTAGCGCTTGTCCTGTTCGTTTCCATCCACCTCGTAAAGCAGGGCAAACGGCACCGACTCAGCATCGGCGATTTCGACCAGGACGCCGTTCTCGTCGATTTCCCAGCCGAGGAGAGCCGCCAGCATGGCGTCAGGCAGGAGGGCCATCTCCACGGTGCCCTTGTAGCCGTTGTTGGTGTTGGACACGTAGTAGGCGATGTTGTCGGCGTAGAAGTTCTCCTGCCCGCCTTCCGGGGCGAGGGCCAGCGCCACGGACCCAGGGACCGCCACCGGGACGGCGTAAGTGGGCGTCGCCTCATTCGTGATGAGGGCGTAGTGGACGTTCTTGAGACCAAACAGAACCTTGTTGTCAGCCATTACGATATGCCTCCATCTGTCTCGACGATGCGTACTTCATAGAGGATTTCCACCATCTGCTCGCTATCGATGTAAGCCTCGGACTTCGCCCAGGTCAGGCCCAGGCCCTTAAGCGCCGCCTCCACAGCGGCCTCGGCTTCCGGGTCTCCGTCTTCGCTGTAGAGTTCCACCTGGAAGTCGCTCAGGGTCTGGTAGTTCTCGTTATCTGCCATCAGATCGGCCGAGTTGGCGAAGAGATAGACGATGTAGGGTAGGGCCGGGGCCGACTTGAATACCCGGCGGGCCACCGGGTAGCCCGTGGCTTCTAGGCCGTCGTAGAGGTCCTGGGCGTTCACCGTCTAGCCGCCGTTTTCGATGATCTCTTTGATGTTCTCTTCCATCTCTTTCAGCCGCGGTTCGGCCGCCCGCGCGATGTGCGGCCGAGCAGCCACCCGGCCTCCGCCGCGCTTGGCGTGCCCGTGCTCGAGCAGGTGAGGCA